TGTTGTTGAAACTTTACCTCTCTTGCTCTAATAGCAGCAGGGTCAGATTGTGCTCCCGATACTACTCTCGCTTGGGCTTGAGCTTGGGCTGTGTTTCTTGCACTTTGATATTGTGCTTGTAATGCACCGCCGCGGCCACCAGCAAACCCCGGAACACCAATAGATCCTAACTCTCTTGCTACATCAGAATTAACAGGCATTCCTTTTCTTATTCTTTCTGTAGGAACAATAACTTCTTTTCTATTTTCTTCACCGACCATAAACAAGTTAGGTGAACTTACAACACGACCTGTTGCTGCAGCACCTGCGAATGCAGCGCCTGTTTGTCCTGCAACACTAAGAGCTAATGATGCTTTTGTTCCTATACCAGGAATAATTCCTGCAAGTCCAGCACCTGCTGATAAGGCAGCTGCCATATACTTTCCTTGTTTAGCATAGTTATAAGCTTCATAAATTCCAAATAAGGCACCAAGACCCGGAATAGCTCTTAATGCAGCCTTACCTACACCTTTACCTAAGATTCCAAGACCTGCAGCTGTTCCAATACTTCCTGCAGCTCGTGAACCTCTTAATCCAGTTCTAAGGGCGCCTCTTGCTGTTTTTACTTTATCATCTCTAAGGGCGCCTCTTGCTGTTTTTACTTTATCATCTCTAAGTCCATCTCTTGCTGTTTTTCCTTTATCATCTCTTAATCTATCTATAAATCTATCTTCAAACCTATCTCTAAGGGTGCCTCTTGCTGTTTTTCTTTTACTATCTTCAAATCTATCTTCAAATCTATCTCTAAATCTGTCTCTAAGGGTACCTCTTGTTGTTTTTCCTTTATCATCTCTTAATTTATCTTCAAACCTATCTCTAAGGGTGCCTCTTGCTGTTTTTCTTTTACTATCTCTAAATCTATCTCTAAATCTGTCTCTAAGGGTGCCTCTTGCTGTTTTTCTTTTACTATCTCTAAATCTATCTCTAAATCTGTCTCCAAGTCCACCTCCAAGTCCAGATTCTCTTGTTACCATTGGCATTGCATCTGTGCCTCTCATTAATAAACCACCTATCCCTATGGTGGCAAGAGCAGCAGCTGTTGCAGCTAGTCCAGCTATATTTCCAACTCCAATTGAATTTACAACTTTTACTAACTTCTCTCCTAATGTATTAACTATTGGAAAAATGTCTTGTTTTAATTCATTTGTTATTCTACTAAAAGTTGTTTGTTGAGCGGCGACAGACTCAGCTATAGAAGCGGCCTTCTTTTCTTGAAAGGTCATATCTTGTGTTATGCTTTTTTCAAGTCCAGCCATAACACGAACATCACGCAGAGTGAGATTGAATTGGCCAGCAAATTTTTCCGCAAGGCCTGGCATGTCTTCAACGAATCTAATACCTTGAGGAGTAGAGAATGCTTGATTGAGTCTACTCATTATTGCGGTAGTGTCTTTTCTTGCAGCAAGATTAAACATCTCTAATGCATTCAAGCTACTACCTGTATATTGATTTAATAATCCAACACTTTCAGCTGCTGAATCTAAATCTAAAAATCCTTGTGACACACTATCTATTTCACCCATTGATTTGCCCATTTTTTGGGCTTGTATTGCGGCTCTTTTAAGATAGTCTTCACCACGACTTAGATAGATAGATGTTAAATTAGTATCACTGGCAATGTCGGACATAACTTTACGAGCATTGACACCACTTCTTGTTGCAAAGTCTACTATTCTATCACTAAATGTTTCCACATCTTTTGCAGTCATACCAAAGCCTTTTACCATAGTTCCAGTGAACTTGGCGGCCTCTTCAGCACCTAATCCTGTGTATTTTGCTATTAGAGATGTAGTTTTAATTAATTCGGGACTTATTTTTCTGAAATTACCTAACGAGGTAACTAAACCTGCAGCAGCTTCCGCAGACTCTTCCATAGAAACACCAAACCTAATACTAGCATTTTGTGCTTCAATCATGTTTTTTCTTACAAATTGTAAATTTTTACCAGTTAATCCTGTTTGCTTACTAATAGAAACAGAAACTTTTTCTATGTCATTAAATGTTTTTAATAAAAGTGCGCCAGCAGAAGCAATTGCTGCGATACCCATGCCTGCACCCGCACGAGATCCAGCGCCCATTCTACCCCAAGTCTTAGCAAGTAATGCATCCGTTCGGGTGGTTAAAGAAGCTAACATTGTTGAAAAACCCTTTTCAAGACTGTTACCTATTACAGGAATTCTTTTTGCAAAATCACCAAAGGCATTATTTAGTCTACCAAAAATTTTATCTGTATCTTGCTGAATAGACTTCATCCCTCTTAGATAGTCTTTTCCAGCCTTGTCTACATTTTTTAGTAACTCATCAAACCCCTTATCTGTTAGTCTTCCAGTAGAAGCAATTAATTCATTAGTGGCATCGCCAGCTTCTTTAAAAACACTATTTAATCTACCTACAAGATCGTTAGTTATTACGACCTCACCAGATAAGTTCTGAATTGTTTGACCGAATGCTTTAACGGCCTCGTCTGATATATCCATTATATCTCTTTAGAATTTTATGCCTAATTTTTTTAGGTTTGCTTTCGCTTCTTCTTCTGCATCAATGCCTTTTTTCTTAGCTTCCGCCTCTATTTCAGCTTTATAAGCTATAGCTGCCTTCTTTAGCTCTTTTCCTTTTTTAGATAATTTAGAATCTGGTGTGGTTGTTATGGGGTCATTTTTACCCGTAATGATAGTTTTTATAATATCAAATACACCTTCATCAACTTGAAACCTTCCATTTATCTTTTCAATTCCAACTTTTTCTTTCAAAACAAATCTCCACAATTTGTTCACTTATTTTTTTGTCATATAAATAAATATCCTTCCACCGAAAAAATGATGAAAGGATATTTTTATTTCTTTAGTTGATTACTTTTTTTATGAGCTTCAGCTTCTTCATTCATTACTTCTGTAACTCTTTTTATCCACCACTTTCTTAGAAATACTGGTAGATTGTAAGCGTCAGAAAAAGTCATTTTACCATAATAAACGCAATCAAACACTTCTCTAAGGATGTAAACTTTATCATTCGGTGTCAGGCCAAAAGAATGATACCGTAATTGGTATCTCTACCTCCTCTTTGTGACCACAATGAACACAATTAAAATCTTGGTTCATATCTAAGTCTGGTGTATGATCATCAACAAATTTTCTAAAAGCTCTTGAGTCCATAACGTTCAAGTTATCAACATACTGATTAATAAAGGTAGGATCGCTGTTCCCATCTACAGAAATAATAATACTCTTTAATCTGGTTGTAACATTTCTATCAACGGGAGAGTTAGTCCTCTTCTTCAATCTATCCTGTGCTTCCGCAATACTTTTTTCTTCTGATGAATTAAGAAATCTAAATTCAACAGATGTGCCTGAGGGCATTTTAAAATTAAATCTGTTTTCGCCCTCAATCACTGGATTAACTTCTAGTTCTTTCATCTGAATGTTGCTAAGATCAAAGTTATATTTTGAATCTTCGCCACAAGAAGGACAAGTATACTCTACATTATAATTGGGTCCATAACCATTGACCCTCAAAAATGTAATAAGTGCATTCTTATCACCAGATACCAACTCTTCTGGCCTTATCCTCTTATCAATCAAACAATTCTCTATAACTTTATCTAAAGCTGTTCCACTTCTCAGCAAAGAACGAGAAGTCAAGATGTCTTCATCAGCCGCTGTTAAGTATCTTAGTTCTACTTCTTTTAAGTTATAAAGTGGTGAATCACTAGGGTATACTCTACCACCAGAAGGAAGTTTTACAAAATCAGTTGGAATTTGAAATCCAGCATTTTGAGAAACACTATTTTGGCTTCTTGCTTGAGAAAAAGCAGCTTGTTCTTCCTTAGTTAAAACACTTTCTTCTTTCTTTTCATCAAGAAGATCAACATTAACTTCTGTCATAAAAATCAAACCTTTCAAAAACTATAGATGTAAAAAAACCTCTATAAAACTTTATTATAAAATTAGTATCTTAAGATACACTCATCCATACGTATGGTAAGGTCAATTGTTTGAACCTCACCAGAGGCCATATCTAATTCACCAAATGAAGCATCGGTGACAAAGGCCCCTCTAATTTCCCAAAGCTCTACGGGTGCGCCAACTGGATCTAATGAGATTAACTGAAAATTCTTTTTATAGAATGCAGCATAACCATCACGACCAGAAATTGTTTCATGAGCAAGACGTGCCCATTCCATTACTCTTTGAGCTGCAGATGGTGCAATAGGATCATGCAAACCTATTGTCATTGTATTCCACTCAAACTTTCCAGCAAGATATCTCTTTGAGTTTAAGTAGTCAATAGTTATTGTTTCTTGTGTAAAAGACGGCCTTGAAGCTGATCTTGCAATGTATGCAGGAAGGGTATCATCTAAGAACTGAAAGAGAAATCTATTTTGTCTCTTAGGTTCAAATGTATCCGCCAGCATCGCATTTACTTCATATGGATCGGACATTTATATTCTCCAAATTACTTTCATTTTATTTTTAATAAAATTCCTATAATAAATACACTAATAATAAAAAAATAGACGAGGTGAAGGTGTCTCCACCCCGTCATTTATCTTTTATTCGCTGAATGCTGCACCATTAGGTGTAACGGTAAAGTCAAAGATAACAATTTCTGCAGCTGTTGTGGGCTTCAAGAAAATCTTACCTTTGATGATGTTTCTATCAATTAGGTCTGGTGTTGTTGTTGTATCGTCCAACACAGCTCTAAACTCATTAATACCATTAGCAGATTGAACACTAGCAAGGTAATCATTAACCTGTGTAAGTAGTCTCTCTCTTGTTGCAACAGTGTTAGGCTCAAAGATGAATAGTCTTGAGAATCCAGCAATTGTCTTACGAACCTCAATCATCATGCGGCGAACATTAACTCTGTCAAGAACTGACTGTTTGGGTTGCAGTGTTTTCTGTCCAAAGATAACAATACCTTGGCCTGGAAAAGTTGCAATTGGATTAACATTACCAGAATAAAGATCATCACGCTGTGATTGTGTCAGCCTTCTTCTGACTTCAAGAACTTCATCCAAACCACCACGATTGAATCCAGCTGGTGCGAACCAAGGCTGAGCAACTCTATCGTTAAATGCATATGCTCCAAAGACAGCTACACTTGGTGGAACCCATACTAATTTATCACTATCGATATCATTAATACGAACCCACGGATAATAAGTTGCACCATAGTTTGAATCATACTTAGCGGCTTCTGTAATAGCGTTTGATACTGATAGGCCCACACCAGAAGAGGTTGAGCTATCATTAGCAATATCAACTATAGCAAAAGCATCTGCACGGTTTGAACACATATCAACCAAACGATCAGTGAGTGAACCACCAGCAGATGAGTGAATACCTGGCATAGCTATTAAGTTAAAATCAACTTCATCTGGATTAGAGAGAATTTGAATAGCTGTATTAAAGTCACCAGATAGAGTATCGTTACCAGACGATACTTCTGTTTCTAGTTGATCTTTTCTTGGATCAAATCCATCCCAACCATTAAACATAGGAACACTGAATCTAACCTTGTTTGATGACGAGAAATTTCCATTGCTAGTGCCCAACGTATCAACTAGTGTATAACCTGTAAGATCACCACTAGAAGTATAATCTGTTGAAGTAGCCATAATCAATACACCATCAGATGAAACTACACTACCAGAAGGTGAAGTAACTGTTCTTTTTAGTCTATCATTAACACCAGCAGACGCGAATGTTGGACCAATAAAAATTCTGCCGTCCACCGCGTTAACAGAGTTAAGTTGATTCAACTTCAATGGTAAGGCTGGTGCAGCAACTGGACCAAAAGCGCCTTTTGTAATAGAAAGGCTGGAGACACCTTGAAAACCTGCAGGACGTGCTGCAGCTGGTGCACTGTCGGCCATAACAACTCTAACATATTCTGATCTATTTGGGAAGTCGCCATCATAAAGAATTTCTGGTGGATTCTGTGCTAGATCAAAAGATACTCTACGATCACCAATAACTCTACCAATAAAGTTTTTATTACTAGGATCAAGATTAACATCTGTAAAAGTCTCAAGAATGATTGGTGATTCATCTGTATCAGATGCATCTCTAACTACCACAGTAAACTTAGGAAAATCAGTAGCTACTGTGTCAACTTGAGTAATTGAAATTTTATACTTATTGTTCATGTCACTACCGTCAGATAGTGAATGGAATTTAAAAAGTGGATAAACTGAACCACCAAAATTCTGAGAAACAATGTAAGGTGTTGAAGCCTCAGAAAAACCACCTACTACAGGGGACTTATCATCATTTACATCTGTTTGTATTTCTGCATATCTGCTTAATCCTGGAGTTTCAACATCACCACTAACAGTTCCTAACGCTGTTCCAACAGCATAATCAAAAACTGCATCAACATAAAAATCTGTTAATTTTTCACCAGCCTTTGATCTAGCGGGATCTGTTCCTAATACTTTCTTAATGTAGTTACCAGAACCTTCAACCATTGAAAGTCCTTCAACAACAGTACCGGTCTCTAAGGTGATTCCTGCAGATAGTGAGAAGTTTGTGTATGATCCACTAATTGAAATTGATGAATTAGCGGGTAGGGTATCACTGCGTCTTTTAATTACAGCATGACCAATGTTGCCACCACTAATTGATTCAACTGAAAAGTTTTGCAAAGGAAAGGCAATAACAGCGGTTTGACCTGTTTCTACAGTGCTTTTTCCTAAAACTCTTACAACTGTTAATGGTGAGCCATTTCTAAGGTAAGATTTTGCTGCATAAGGCATATATCTTGATGGATCAGTTCCACCAAAGGTGCTTCTAAATTCACTAAAATTATTTACCTGTATTGGTCTAAAAGCTGGCCCTGTAGCTGTACGACCAATAAGTGCTGCACCAATAGTTCCAGCACCAGCGGGCGTAAAGCTATCATCTAGCTCTTGAGTATAGACACCAGGCGAAACGAATACTTCAGCCATCTATTTTCTCCGTCTATAAATGTTTTATTTAATTGTATAAATCTTTTGACAACAGTCTAAAAAAAGAAGATATACATAGTTTCTTGTTCTAAAGAAGTAGAGTCAAACTTAAACAATTACAAAATAACCTATAAAACTCCTAAAATAAATATAACTCTAAAAAATTGGAACAACACTTATAGACGGAGATTTTTTTTAAAGCGTTACTTCTTCAGTGTCCTCTTCAACCTCAGCATCCTCAACAATTGTTGGTGCAGAGGCCACTACATCTGTAGGATCTTGCTGTGTTTCACCTGTTAGTGATTCAACTAATGCATTAGCATACTGAAGTGCACCATTATTAGTTGCTAGTTGTGCACGAACAGTATTTAGTTGCTCTTCCAATTGTGTTCGCTGTGCTGTAAGAGTTGAGACGGCCTGAGCCAAACTTTCACGTTGTTCAATTAGTGTTCCTAAGCTTACGGACTTATCTTCTGACATTGTAAAATCTCCTTTTTTCTTTTAAAAAATCTAATGGTATTTTATAATAACTACTTCCAAACTTTTCATAACCTTTTTTAAACGCTTCATAGGCTTCATCCATCTTACCTATGAAGTCAGCCGCTACGCCTACATAATAATAAGATTGAAAATCTTCTGGGTATCTTCTCAACCTATCTAAAGCAATCTTATAATAGTAAGGAGCTTTTTTACTCATTGTTAGTTTACCCCAATGATGTATTATAATATTAGTTTTCACATATCTTAACCTCGCTCTTTTTATAGTGTTATAAGGGTGTTCGTGTGTATTAAATTCAAAGAAAATTCTTGGATCATTTCTAAATAACCTAATACATTTGTCATCAACTGCGTTATCGTATCCTTTGTATGGTGTGATTTTTTTTACTCCAAACTCATTTCTTCCGCTTGGTAAATAACCTCTTTGACTTATTTCAAAAGCATCAACACCATCTATTTCAATAGCTTTTAAAATCTTTTTTATATTTTCTTCATCTATTTCTTCATCTGTGTCCATCCTAAGAATCCATTTAGAATCACAGATTCTTAGTCCAGCGTTAAGAGGAGCAGAATAATCATCGTGCCACGGATAATAAAGAATTTTATAAAAACCTGTTTCATTAACTTTTTTATTACCCGTGACTACGATAACAACCTCATCTATAACACTACTTAAAGAATTAATAATTTTTTTTACTTTTATAAACTCATCCTTGCACATTATCAAAAGTGCAATGGACGTATTTGATTTGTTTGTCTTCATCTTCATTATCAAAAAATTCTTTAGTAAGATTGTTATAAGTATTTTCAGCTGAAGAGTCTGGAACAACATCAGTGGTTCCAAGATTTTTTGTGCTTAAGTGAGCTACAACATCAGCCATAATTAAACTTTCTAAAACACCTTTGCCATCAAATAAATTTTTTACAAACCCACCCAAGAAAGCATCTCCTGCGCCAATAGAGTCTATAAAATTTTTATTTTTATCTTTTGTGTAGAAGAAAGTTAAATCTTCTTCTTTATCGTAAGCTATAAAACCCTCTTCACCTTTTGTGATAATAGAATTACAATTAAATTTTTCTGATAGCTTTTTTGCGGCATTAGACTTGTTCTC